AGTATCACCTGGTGCCGAATGCTGACGCGACGATCACGCCGCGCCTGGACTTCGACGCCATGATGCGCGACCGCACCGAGCGTGCGCACCGCGAGTTCATGCGGCGCACATCCTGCTTGCCGGCCGGCCGCGACCTGCGCCCGACGATCGAACAAGTTGCCGAGTTCCACTGCGGGGCCATCGGCTTTATCGACTGACTTGCCCTCGCACCTGAGGGTGATGGGCGGGATGATTAGTGTTGTATATGCATACAGTTCGGTAAAATGGATGAGGTCGCTGTGCGCGGGGTGCGGCGGCATCTAATCACCACCTGATCAGAGGTCGTCTTGACTGTGCAAGCTCATAAGCGCAGAATCCACCATGCGGGCGCTACCTGTTCGCATCCAAAGCCACTATTCTCGAACGGGCGCGAGCGTAAATTCTGTTTCGACTGCGCGCCGAAGCCTGAGCCCAAACCGCCCAAGCCGCGCAAGCCGTATCAACTGCGAGACGCGGCTGAGCGCACATGTGCACGGAATGGCTGTAGCACGACATTCGCCCCGAAGGCAATGCAGCAGCGATTCTGCTCACCGGAGTGTCACAACACCCACAACAACGAGTCGAGATACCAGAGAGTGCGTAGCGCCATGGGGCGAGAGTGCAACTGGTGCAAGACCGCCTATGTGCCAGAGGTCGACTTAAGGCAAAAGCATTACTGCAGCGAGGGATGCCGTCTTGCGGCGTTTAGAGCGAGGCGCAGCGATTGTACGCACAGGCGCAGAGCCAAGAAGTTCGGGTGCTTCTATGAGCCGGTCAGCAAACGCAAAGTCTTTGAGCGTGACGGGTGGAAGTGTCAGTTGTGCGGCATTGCCACGCCGGCGGCAAAGCGCGGGACGCAGGACGATGATGCTCCTGAGCTGGATCACATTGTCCCGCTGGCAAAGGGTGGCGAGCATTCATACGGCAACACTCAATGTGCATGTAGACGATGCAATGGACTCAAGTCTGACGGCACGGATGAAGATCTCGTTGCCCGTTTGGCGTCAGTCCAGCTAATCCCGAAGGAATCACATGGCATCTCGGCCGAAATCAATCTGCCGGAAGGCGGCATGCGGCGCATTGATTGACGCGCCTGGCTACTGCGAGAGGCACGCCCAGCAGTCCTCGGGCTGGGCGCGCAGCAACGGCGACAAGACCAGCGCGCAGCGCGGATACGGCTACGACTGGCAGAAGCGCCGCGAGCGCATCCTGAGCCGCGATGCTGGCCTCTGCCAGATCAAAGGGCCGTCCTGTCGCTTCGTCGCGAGCGAGGTCGACCACAACGTCAGCAAGGCACGCGCCCGCGAGCTGGGCTGGACCGCCGACCAGACCGAGGGCGACTCGAACCTACAGGCGGCGTGCTCGACTTGCCACAAGGAAAAAACCCATGCCGAGAAGGCGGGGCGGGTCTAGCCTTGGGGGCTTTTCGCACCTAGACCGACATGTTCGCTTCTTTCTTACTTCCGCAATTCAGACTTTGAGCTTTAGGAGGGCTACCGATGCCCAAACCCCGAACCCCTTCGACGGTGCTCGAGGCTCGGGGTGCTTTTGACAAGGACCAGGGCCGGCGCCGCGAAGACTTCGCAGCCGGTGTCTTCGACCCGGCGCCGCCGAAGTACTTCACCGCCAGGCAAAAAGCCGTGTGGACCGAGATCGTAACCGCGCTGCCGGCATCGGTCCTGCAGGCGACAGACCGGATCGCGGTCGAGCTTGCCGCCCGCCTGGTTGCAAACTTCCGCGCGCAGCCGGACGCCGATGTGACCTCGGCTCAGGTGGCGCAGATCCGGACAGCGCTCGCAGTACTCGGCATGACGCCGGCTGACCGCTCGCGCGTTTCAGCCGCGAAGGAAACTCCGGCCAATCCGTTCCTCGAAATGATGGGCGGCGGTAAAAAGGCACATTGACCATGCCGGCCGATTTCGTCGGCATGGCACAGGAATACGCGCAGGCAGTCGTCAAAGGCAAGATCGTTGCGTGCAAGTGGGTCAAGCTGGCCTGCAAAAAGCACCTGGACGACCTGAAAGCCAGCCGGCGAAAGGCATTCCCGTATTACTTCGACGAGGATGCGGCCGCCAAGGTCTGCACGTTCCTGTCGCTGATGCCTCACACAAAGGGCAAGTGGGCGCGCAAGCGCGAGGCGATCACGCTGGAGCCCTGGCAGTGCTTCGCGTTCGTCGCGCTGTTCGGCTGGAAGATCAAGAAAAACGATCGGCGCCGGTACCGTAAGGCATATTTCGCGGTACCGCGGAAGAACGGCAAGTCGATCATTGGCTCCGGCATCGGCCTGTACATGTTCTCGGTCGACGGCGAGTTTGGCGCCGAGGTCTACTCGGGCGCGACCACCGAGGCGCAAGCCTGGGAGGTGTTCCGGCCGGCCAAGCATATGCTCGAGCGTACGCCGGAGCTGCAGCAGGCGCTGGGCGCCGAGGTCTGGGCCAAAGCGCTGCTGGTGCCGGCTGATGGATCTCGCTTCGAGCCAGTGATCGGCAAACCTGGTGACGGCGCCTCGCCATCCTGCGCGATCGTCGACGAGTATCACGAGCACGACACGTCCGAGCTGGTCGACACGATGGAGACCGGCATGGGGGCGCGCGAACAGCCGCTCCTGCTGATGATCACCACGGCCGGATTCAACATCGCTGGCCCATGCTACGACCAGGAGGTCGAGGCCAAGAAGGTGCTCGAGGGCGTGCTGGACGATCCCGAGCTGTTCGCGCTGATCTACACGATCGACGAGGGCGACGATTGGACCAAGCCGGAGGCGCTCCGGAAGGCCAACCCGAACTTCGGCATCTCGGTCGACGAAGACTTCCTGCTGGCCCAGCAGCGCGGCGCAGTGCAGAGCGCGTCCAAGCAGACCCGATTCAAGACGAAGCACCTGAACATCTGGTGCTCGGCGAAGTCGGCCTGGCTGAACCTGCTGGAGTGGAACAAGTGCGCGGACTACACGCTCCGCCCTGAGCAGTTCAAGGGCGAGCGATGCTACATCACGCTCGACCTCGCGAGCCGCTCGGACGTCTGCGTGATCATGCTGATGTTCGTGAGAGTGATCGACGGGAAGCAGCACTTTTACCTGTTCGGCAAGTATTACTTACCCGAGAACGCGATCGAGAACGACCCGAAGAACTCGGGCGCGTATCGCAAGTGGGTGATCGAGGGCTTCCTCGAACAGCACGACGGCGCAGAGATTGACTTCGACCTGATCGAGCAAGACACGCTCGAATTGGTGAGCGAGTACGGCCCGGAAGAGGTCGTGTTCGACCCGTACCGCGCAGCGCAGCTGGAGCAGCGCCTGACCAAGAACGGCATCACCGCGGTCGAGTTCCGCCAGATCGTGGCGAACATGTCACTCCCGATGAAGGAGCTCGAAAGCGCGATCAAGGCTGGTCGCGTGCACCACGACGGCAATCCGATGCTGACCTGGATGATGTCCAACGTCGTGGCGAAACTCGACGCCAAGGACAACATTTATCCGCGCAAGGAAAAGCCCGAGCAGAAGATCGACGGCCCAGTGGCCGCGATCATGGGCGTGGGCCGAGCCATCAGCGGCGAATTTGCCGCTACATCATTCTGGGAATCCTGATGAAAAAACTGATCACGATGGTTCCCGACGCCCTCATCGTCAGCGGCGCCGGGGCGCTGTCCTATGGCGCCGGCATGTTACACCCGGCCGCCGGCTTTATCGTCGGCGGAATGCTGCTGATGGTCGGCGGGGTGTGTGCCGCGCGCCGGGCGCCCGTCGAAAAGGATGAAGGCTGATGTCATTCTTCGTCCAAAAGGGGCGCCGTAACCAAGCGTTCACTGAGCCGTTCTGGCAAGAGTGGATCGGCACGCTGCAGTCGGCGACTGGCAAGACGGTGAACTGGCGAACTGCGCTTCAGGTTGCTACCGTGTTCGCCTGCTGCCGGGTGATAGGCAACGGCATGGCGCAGGTGCCGTTCAAGTTGATGCAAAAGAAGGGGCGGCGGCGTACGGCGGCCACCAAGCATCCGCTGTATCGACTGCTTTCACTGAAACCCAACGACTGGCAGACCAGCTTCGAATTTCGCCAAATGCTGGCGTGGCATATCGAGCTGTGCGGCAATGCTTACGTATTTGTAAATCGGAATTCGCAGGGGAAAATTCTCGAGTTGATCCCGCTGTCTCCAGGCCAGGTAACGCCGGATCGCGATGAGAGCCTTCGCATTTCGTACAAGGTGTCCGGACTCGACGGCACCTCACGCACGCTTACCAAGGATCAAATCTGGCATCTTCGCGGGCCGACCATGGACGGTTTTCACGGGCTGGATGTTGTCAAACTGGCGCGCGAAGCAATCGGACTGGCAATGGCCACCGAGGAGGCTGCAGCGCAGCGGCACAAGAACGGCATTCAAAACTCGGGTATCTACTCGGTCGAGTCCACGCTCGATAAAAAGCAGTATGACGACCTGACGAATTGGATCGGCAAGCAATTCGCCGGGCTGCAAAACGCCGGCAAGCCGATGGTTCTCGACCGCGGCGCCACGTTCCTGAATACGTCGATGAGTTCGGTCGATGCACAGAGCAACGAGACCCGGAAGACGCAAGTGGAGCAGATCTGTTCCTTCATGGGCGTGCTGCCGATCAAGGTGGGCTTTTCCGATAAAACCGCGACTTTCGCCAGCGCTGAGGAAATGAATCGCGCGCACCGCGAGGACTGCCTGTCGCCGCGCTGGGAGTACTTCGAGCAGTCCGCAATGATCAACCTGTTGACTGATGCCGAGATCGAGGATGGGTTGTATTTCAACTTCACGGAAGAGGGGTTGCTTCGTGGGTCGGCGACGGAGACCAAGGACATTCTCCTGGGGCTGGTAAATGGCGGCCTGATGTATCCGAACGAAGGGCGCGACCTGCTCGACCTGAATCCAGACGACGACCCGGCAAGCGACCGCCTGCGCATCCCAGCAAACATCGTCGGCGAGCCGAAGCCCGCCGAGCCAACAATACCAGCTCTCCAGGAGTAATTCCCGCATGCCACCCCCGAATATGCAGCGCAAGGCTGCAGGACGAGTGCTGTCCGCTGAAAACGAGCGCCTGCTGATCGAGGCGCGCAACAACCTGGACACCGTCCTGTCGAAGCTAGCCCAAGAGGATCCCGAAGACGCCAGCTCGATCCGCTACGTCAACCGCATGGCGCTGAAGCCGGGTCACGTGCGCTTCAATGCACTGGCCGACAACGAGGCCGAAGTCCTGATCTACGGCGACATCGGCGGCGGCTGGTGGGACGAGGGCATTACCGGCGAGTCGATCTCGAACCAGATCGCCGAGCTCGACGTCGACACCATTCACGTCCGAATCAACAGCGGCGGCGGCCTGGTATTCGAAGGCCTGGCGATCTACCAGGCATTCGCCCGGCACGACGCCAAGATCATCGTCCACATCGACAGCATCGCAGCCTCGATCGCCAGCGTAATCGCGATGGCGGGCGACGAGATCCGCATCAGCGAGGGCGCGAATCTGATGATCCACAAGCCGTGGTCCGGCGTGTGGGGCGATGCCAACGCGCTCCGCAAGGAAGCGGACGTGCTGGATCAGCTGCAGGCCGGCCTGATCAACATCTACGAGGCCCGCACCGACGCGAAGCGCGCGGACCTGGAGTCCTGGGTCAACGCCGAAACCTGGTTCCTTGGCCAGGCCGCAGTCGATGCCGGCTTCGCCGATGTGGTCGTCCCGGCCAAGAAGAAAAAGGCCGCCGCCTCGGCGATGCTGAACCACTTCAAGAATACCCCCAAGAACCTGCTGGTGTCCGCCGGCGGGCCGGAAATTCGCGAGTTCGAAGCCTTCCTCCGCGACGGAGAAGGGCTCTCGCACGCGCAAGCAAAGCGCATCGCAGCCGCGATGCCGCGGGTGAATCGCGAAGATTCCCCGGAACCGCCAGAAACCCCCCTCCGCGATGGTGGGGACCCTGCGGATGAACAGCGCGCCGCGGCCTCGCGGATCGCGCAGCACATCAAAACTCTCACCACCATCAAGGAATGACCATGGCAGACAAAGACGCCGCAACCGAAGTAATGGAAGCGTTCACCGAGTTCAAGAAAGCGAACGACGCGAACCTGCAGAAGCAAAGCGCCGAGCTGACCGAGAAGCTCGACAAGATCAACAAGACCTTCGACAAGTACGAGCCGATGAACCAGCAGCTCGTGCTGATCGAAAAGCAGAACAAGGCGATGCAGGAACAGCTCGACTCGATCGAGAAGATCGCCAATCGCGCCGGCCTGGGCGGCGCTGCGGACCCGCAAGCCAAGGCGGCACAGGAGTACATGGACGCGTTTAACCGCGTCATGCGCAAATCGGCGAGCGACCGCAATCCGGCCGACATGCAGCTGATCCGCGATCGTTCCGCAGCGCTCGTCAAGGGTGACGACGCAAGTGCTGGCTACCTGCTGGCCCCGCCGGACATGCAGAAGGAGATCATCAAGAACATCATCGAGACGACCCCGATCCGCTCGCTGGCAACCGTCCGCACCATCGGTGTCGACAGCCTGAAAATGCCGCGCAAGATCGGCAACGGTGCAGCGTCGCGCGTCGGCGAAACCCAAAAGCGCACCAACACGGGCGACCCGGCCTACGGCGTGCTGCAGTTCTTCGCCCCGGAGATGTTCGCACGCATCGAGGTGTCCCAGCAGATGCTCGAAGACTCGGACTACGACCTCTTCGCCGAGCTGCGCGAAGACGCCGCCGACCAGTTCTCGGTCCGCGAAGGTCAGGAGTCGATCAGCGGCACCGGCGGATCGGCCCAGATGGAAGGCGTCCTGGTCAATCCGGACATCGCGTTCAGCAAGAGCGGCGACGCTAACCTGCTCACTGCCAACGGCCTGCTGAGCCTGTACAGCGACCTGAAAACCGCCTACGCCAGAAACGCTGTGTGGGGCATGAATCGCAAGACCCTGGGTGCCGTGCGTAAGCTGAAGGAGTCGACCACCGGCAACTACCTCTGGTCGCCGGGCATCGCCAACAACATGCCCAACACCATCCTGGGCGCGTCGTACGCCGAAATGGCCGACCTGCCGGATGTGGCGGCAAACGCATTCCCGGTCGTCTTCGCGGACTGGAAGAAGCTGTATGTGATCGCCGACCGCGTGAACGTGTCGCTGCAGGCCGACTACACCACCGGCGCCGATGACGGCCTGGTCGTGTTCCGCGCCCGTCGCCGCGTCGGTGGCGGCGTGCGTCAAGCGGAAGCCGGCCGCAAGCTGAAGATCTCGGCCTGATGCCGAATAATCCCCGGCCGAGCGCCGGGGGTTTCCGCAACCCATACACAAGGAATCGTCCATGCGCGACCTGAAATCCAACATCAAGCTGGTCCAGTCCCTGGTCCCGGCAACCCGCAACGCCGCGGCCAACGGCACCGGCGTCGACCTGTCCGGCTTCAATGCCGCCTCCATCGTGTTCTCGAATGGCGCGATCGGCGGCACCTCGCCGAGCTTCACCTTCGAAGTGCAGGAAAGCGACGACAACACCACCTTCACGGCCGTTGCCGACAAAGACATCCGCGGTGTCGAGCCGGCGATCACTGCGGCCAACCAGGTGTCGCAAGTCGCCTACCTGGGCTACAAGCGTTACATCCGCGCAGTGCTGAAGACCGTCGCCGGCACCTCGCCGACGCTGGACTGCGCTGCGAACGTCGTCCTGGGCCACCCGGCCAGCGTCCCGACGGTCTGAGCATGCAGATCCGCATGCTGATCACCGCGCCCGGCTCGGTCGACGGCATCCGGGTTGCCTCGTACGTCGCGGACCAGGAATACGACCTGACCGCGACGGCGGGTGAGCGCGACCTGGCTGCCGCTTTCGTTGGCTCCGGTCTAGCGGAAGAGGTGGGTGCCGGCCCAGCGCCTGTGGTGGATGCGGCGCCGGCCGGCGCCGAAGGCATTACGCCCGCCACCGCTGACGCGGCCGATGCACCCGCAGCCTCACCCGCCAAGCCGGGCCGCAAGTCCAAGGCGTAATCCCATGAAGCCCGAAACCGCCGCCTGGCTCGCCCGCCGGCGGTTTCCGCTCGTTCGAACTCCCTGTCGGAGATCTGCATGATCCACCTGACGATGACCCCCGACGTATCAAGCGTCCGTGCCTATGACCAGCCGGGCGGCTACGAGAAGAAGTTGCCGTACCTGGCCATCGTCCAGGTCAAGCACCTGACCGAGAAGGTCGTCTTCCTGTGCGGCGCCGTCGGCACGGTCAATCGCGAGATGTGGATCGCGCTGCTCGACCTGCTCCGCGCCCAGGGCGTCACAACGGTGATGCTCGAGCGGCACGGGCGAATGAAAACCATCACGCTGGGCCCGGCCGAGGGCGACCAGCCAACCGAATCCTGAAAGGCCGCCATGGCATCGACCGCATACGACAGCTACCTCGACGACGTCCTGGCCGGCAATATCACCAAGGGCGACACGTACTACGTGATGCTGGTCG